TAATCATGCCTGAAAAGGCGTTTGCTTCATTTTCTATCTCAGATCCATCTGCACCTGCACCAGGAAATAGTCTTCCTTCGATATTTTGTTTGTGATGAACTAATTCATGAGACGTTGTTCTAAGTATATCAGCTAAATTTCTTTTCCCTATGTATACAAATAGTGTATTTATAGCTGGTCTGTATTCACCAAAGCTTCTTCTAGAGACTACCCAATTGTGATCAGTTATTAGTTTTATACGCGGAAGCTCATCTATATTTAGAAACTCTTTACAATAAAGTAAAAAATCTTTTATGACATATGCTTTTTCTTGTATTGTCATTTTATTATCTTAGTTAATAGTCCAAAAACGTCTTTAGTTACACCTTGATTGTATGCAGAATCTGGTAAAAATGTGGCGAAATTTTCAAAGTCTCCACTTTTTAAAGCAGCTCGCATTTGCGTAGCACTTATTCTACCAAATTGATCTGGAATTATAATTTGTTTAACTTTGTCAGGAAATTTCTCTTGTAATTTTTTAAAATAGCCCAATTCTACCGCTTCTTCTTTCGCAGATCCTACATAAACTGTTTTTACTTCGGGATTTTGCATGATATACCTAAAAATGTCTTTTATAGGTGTGCCTTCTGTGGATTCTTTCACATCAATTTTTGCGTTAGGCTCAGCTTTTAAGTATTCCTCCCATATTTTTAAACTATCTTTGGATGTGATACCATATTTTTCAACATTACTAATTATCACATACACTTTATTTACATTAGGTTGTTGAGATAGAAATTTAGCGGCTTCAAAATGGCCTTTGTGAGGTGGTTTGAATTTACCAGGATAGAAACATGGACCAGTTAATTCACTTACCTCTTTCAGAATTTCTTTAATTATCTCAAATCCTATTTGTGAATAATCACGCATTTGCAAATTTATTTAATTTCAATTTTATTTGTTCAGGAGTATCAAAATTTATATCTTTGATCATTTCCATTTGAGATTTAATAGTCTGATTCATAGTCTTTATTTTCTCAATAGAAGCTTGTTTTTCTTCTGGAGATTTTTCTTTACCCTTAACTTTAAATGGATCGAAAAATGTCTTCTTTATATTAGGATGAGACGGATCAAAATCAGGAAATTTGATATCGCTTTTTTCGTATGCTTTGTAGATTATCAAATCTTGTCCAAAAAGAGATTTATACTTCTCAATATTAGCAACTAGTGACGACCAACTTCTTAATATTATTGATGGCATTAATGTCCGACCCCCTTCTTCACCTCTTTTGATATTTCTGTGAAGAGATATGTCAGGGGTTACGAAAACTAACACCATCATTGTCTTATATCCAATTGATTCTAATTCTTTTTTCTTTTTAGCGACCTCATTGTATGAAGCTCCTGTTCCATCTACTATAATATCTTCTAATTCTCCTTTGGATTTAGTATATTTGTCTCTCTGTATTTTTTGAGCAGTAGCCATAGCTTTTGCAGCTGTAGAAAGTTGTTCAGGAGATGTATATTTTCTAAAATCTAAAGGTAAACCCGCTTTTTGGAGTAATGGTTCGTATTCATCGTCAATGTTTAGAATAGAAAAATCTCCTAATTTATCAATATACTGTCGTCTAAACGTAGATTTACCTGCTCCGGCTGATCCGGCCATAAAAATCGCCATCGGTTGAGCAAAACTCTCTCTTAAAAGTAAAGATTTTAGTGATATCATACATATAAATATTCAACTTATAACTTAATGCTGTTTGGCAACGTCAACATTTCAATTTCTTGATCAGGATGCATTATTTTATAGGTTTCATAGGTGTGGAGGAACATATTAAAGTAATCATCTATAGATTTATCGCCTTCTTTTAATTCCCATCCATTTCCTTGAATTCTTTTTCCTGTTTTATCAGCAGATCTTTTTGATGATTTTAACCATAAAACCCCAGTTCTGTCTACTTTTTGTCCATAGGTCTCTTCATATGCTTTCGTGTATGCTGACATTTGCAAAAAGTAGCTTGTGTGAATCGCTGTTGATGTTTTTATATCAATAATCCAATTTTCTCCATTGAGTTTTACGAAAAGATCGAGAGTTCCTGAGTATTTGTATGTGTCTGAGTACATAAATTGCTCAGAAAGGATTAATTCTGGCTTATGGGTTGTCCAGAAATCATAGAAAGATAGTATCATTTTCCACACATGTGTATTATAATTTACGTATCCATCTGATTCTATCCATCTCACTTCTTCTCCTTTCAATATTTTTTCAGCGGCGTTATGGACTTGATTTCCTTCATCTCCAGCTCTTCTCATTACGATATCGGCATTATGGCCAGTGTCTTTTAGCCAAGTTTCAAAAAAAGCTCCTTTTGGAAAGTATCCAAGAATCGTTGTTACGCTTGGATAAAATACTCCAGGAGATCTCTGGTAGTATCTTGCGTCAGGTAAAGTTATTTGTCTAAGATCAGGATCGGTTTCTACGATCATTTTTAAGCGTCTATCTTTGAAGATATTACTTGATTTTTGAATCATACTAATTGTATTTTTTTGATAAATAAATCTGAGAATGTTAACTGCTTGGCATCATGTAATAATTTTACCATTTCATTGAATCCCAGATCAGAAGGGTCTTTTCCTCCCAATTCTATTAAATAGACTTCTTTTCCCATGTTTATTAAATTTTCTGCATAGGTTAAAGCCTCTTTGAGTGCGTCGTTATCTAATGCTATGTATACGGTTTTGACTTCAGATTGAGCCAATCTTAACATTAGAGCTTTTGGTATTGTTTTTCCAAATAGAGGTATTGCGTTTCTTTTAATCGCTATTGCGTCAAATGATCCTTCGCAAAGAATAACTGGTATTTTCCAATTTATATAGTATTCAAAGCCTATTATTTCTGTTTTTGAGCAGCTTGGAGCATCATATTTTAGTCTTGCCTCTTTTTCAAATGATCTCGCTATGAAATAGTTTAGCGTGCCAGATTTATCGTATGACGGTATTACAATACGATTCCTATATCTTCCAGTCGAACAATATCCTATATTATATTTTTTTATATCATCTAAAGAAATAGATCTATTTTTAAGATATGCCATTGCATGTCTATAATCAATGGATGCATTTTTTTGTGTTTTACTTAGTGGTATATTACTTAGCGGTATAAACTCTTTCGGCAACTCTACTCTTTCGAATTCTGGTTTCTCTACCAACGTCTTATCATTGGAGAAATAGCTCTTCATCTCTTTCTGTTTGTCTAGTCCAATACCTAATTTTTTAAATAATGATACTGGAGACTTGCCTTTGGTTGGAGGATGGCATGTCCAACAATTATATTGACCAGTTTTTATATTCACAACCAATTTAGGTTTCTTGTGTTTACACACCGGGCAATTAAACATGTGATCGCTACCATTTTTATCAGGCTTAGATTTTCCAAGAACAGATTCCAATAATCCTAAAACATATTTACTATTATCCATAATACAAATATAACTATTATTATCGAATAAGATAAAATTTTTTCTATGTACCGTAAAAAATATTTTTTGTTATAAAAAAATAATGATAATATTTAGATGTTAAAGTGCAAAATTATGATCTGCGCCGTAGCTTGGTGAGATTCCATGAGCGAGAAGTAGAATAATTGGTATAGCACTACCAGGCGTAAGACAGATATATGCGTCAGGTATAAAAATAAATGAGACATCATAATCAATATCGAATATCACATACGTGACGGGGTAATTTCCGCAGGGCGATATAAATAAAATGTTGAGTTAAAATGGAGTCACCGAAAAAAAAGATAATACCCTGTTAAAAATAGTGGTGTAATATACTTATCAAATATGGAACAACAAGAAAATATCAACATCTTCAACGATGAACTTCTAAAAAAAATAGATGAAATAGAACTTAATCAAGAAGAATTAGATGCATTATATGCATATTTAAGTATGTTTGAAGAGACAATGACAGATGAAGAAAAAGCATTTTGGTCAATTATATTAGAAAAAAAAGATCCCGAATATTATGAAACATACGATGAGGAAGATGAAGATAGCGATTCTTGATGGTTGTAATAAATGTGAAAATTATCTAAATAAATTAGAAGAAGCAAATATAGTCTATGAAGAAATAGATTGTAATGATGATACTAATTGCAAAAAATGCGATGAATTAGAATCTATATCTTCTTGCGATATGTACCCTATGACAATTATTGATAACAATACTATATTTTGTTTATCAAATGATTTTGAAAAATTGGGAAAATTACATAATGTAAACAACAAATATAACGTAGTATATTGTCACTCGATAGATAATATGTTATCGATTGTAAAAAAATTCTTAAATTTATAAAAAAAGTTATGAAAAAATTAAAAGCAGAAGAAATACAAGAAAAGCTTGATACTTTTTATGGTCTTATAAAAAAGTATATAGCAGAAGATAGATCAAGCAAATTAATATCATTCTATAAATCTATAGAAGAAACTTTAGCTACTTCTCCTGCAAGTACAAAAGCTTCGCATCACAATTGTTTTCCTGGAGGATACTTAGATCATGTATTACGCGTTACAGAATGCGCTTTGGTGTTGAATAGAGTGTGGGATAAATTTGGACAAATTCAGAATTTTACAACTGAAGAACTCGTATTTTCATGCATTAATCACGACTTGGGAAAACTTGGCACAAACAAAGAACCATTCTATATTCCTAACGATTCAGATTGGCATATAAAAAATCAAGGAGCTTATTACAAAATTAATAATAAAATGACTCACATGAGAATAGCAGATAGAAGTCTATTTTATTTACAAGAAGCTGGTATCCCAATCTCAGAAAATGAGTTTTTATCAATAAAATTGCATGATGGTCTATATGAAGATGGAAATAAACCTTATTACATTACATTTTCTGAAGACACGGCAATTAGATCTAATTTACCATATATAATACATCAAGCTGATTTAGCTGCATCAAGAATAGAAACCCAAATAAATAAATAATATGTTTACAATTTTCATGATCGTCTTATGGCCAGTTACAATTTTAACATGGATAATATATAATCTATACAATAAAAATATAAAACTAGAAAAAGCAGTTATTAATCAACAAAAATTCATATCTGAAATACTTTCCACATTCAGAGACTTAACAAAAGCCGTCGAACAGATAGATTCAAAAATTTGGGTTCAATCAGATCCGGAATTGGTTTCGTTATTTGATTCTGTGAAAGAAATACAATCAAAAATAAAAGACTTCATAGAAAATGAATAACGAACCAGAAGAGTTTATAGGTTTAACAAAAGTTGGAAAACCAAGAAAAAGAAAACCTAAAACAAAAAATGTATACTTTACTCAGGAAACTGAAGATGCAATTCTTGAATATAGAAACGCTCCAACGTACGACGAGAAGAATCGTTTGTATAATGAAAAAATACACTACGCTTTTTATAAATTAGCAGAAAACATTATACACACTTTTAAATTTTACTACACAGACGTAGATAATATAGAAGATCTTAAGTACGAAATAATTTCTTTTTTATTGCAGAAAATAGATCTATACGATCAATCTAAAGGAAAAGCATACTCGTATTTTGGCACAATAGTAAAGCGTTATTTGATATTATATAATCAAAAAAATTATAAAAATATAACTGCTAAAACTGATTTTCAAGAGATACATAACGAAGAAAATACTATAGACAATCTAATTGAAATGCCTGTATCTTCAGATATTGATAGATTGGATATTATGGATGTATTCATAGGAAAGGTAGAAAATAGTCTATTCGATATCTTTCAAAAACCAGAAGAAATAAAAGCGGCTGATGCAATATTAGAAATATTTAGAAAAAGAGAAAAAATAGATATATTCAACAAAAAAGCTATATTCATATATGTAAAAGAAATAGCTGACGTCAATTCACTTACTATAACAAAAGTTATAAAACAACTAAAAGATATATATAAATCTGTGCTAAATCAGTATATCGAAAATGTTGACTAGGTGATATTTATATAAAAAGTCATGGATTTAGATAAAGAAATATTTGATGGTAAAAAGCTATCTGATCTAGTCAAAGAAGTTTACGAAAAACATAAATCTCAAGATGAGTCTATTTCACGAGAAATAATGAGATTATCAGAATTAGTCGCATCTCCTGGTGATGCTATAATCATTGTGCCCTTATTAAAGGGATTTTTTGATTCTAGTTTGAAGAATGATGAAGTCTTAATGAAGATACTATCTCTTTTTCAAAAAGCAGCAGAAAAAACTAACACTACTAGTGCCGACTCATCGATATTATCAGAGAATGATATCGCACAACTATTCAAAGAAGTTACATCTATACCAGTTTCTAATACTAAAAAAATAGAAAACTAAATGTTTGATCCGTTTCAATCCATATCAGGTACGGCAAAACAACTTTTAGTTGCTAGAGTAAAAAAAGTTGTGTTAGGGGCAAAAATCACTGATTCTCAACCAGATCCAGATTATAAATCAGAAAAGGATTTGGGAGCAATAACTTATGAACTTTTATATTCAGGAAAAGATAATATTTCAGGTGGAACTAAAAGTATGAAATTAGCCTATCCAATTTATGGATTTTTACGACAATATCCATTAGTTGGAGAAATAGTTTTATTAGTGAGTGGTCCTTCAGCTGACTTAAATGATTCTTCTCAAAACCAAGATTTATACTATTTTCCACCTTTCTCACTGTTTAATTCAATTCATGCTAATGCATTTCCTAACATGAAAGAATATTCTGATTATGTAAGGAGACAATTAGTGGGTTCTAAAAATACGGTTTACGATTTTTCTTCATTTTCTTTACCAATGGGTGCAACATTTGTTGAACAATCAGATGTAAAAAGCTTAAGACCATTTGAAGGAGATACTATACTTCAAGGTAGATGGGGACAATCAATTAGATTTGGATCAACTGTACCAGGATTAAAATCAATTAGCCCATGGTCTGTTGGGAAAACAGGAGATAATTCACAATCAGGAAATCCTATTACAATTATAAGTAATTCTCAAAAGAAGTATATTACTCAAACTGAAAAACAATCGCCAACAACGGTTGAAGATATTAATAGAGACGGATCATCTATATATCTAACTTCTACCCAAAATATAATGATAGACGATATTAATACGTTCGAAGTAAGATCATGGAATCTAAATATATCCGTTGATCCTCAAATTCATACGGTAGTAGTACCAGAACAAATTCCTATATCAAATGATTCTATATCTGCAAGAGAACAAGATTCAAAATCATTAAAATAATATATGCTTACACCAGAATTTCCATATAAAAAAAATCAAATAATTCTATCTTCTGATAGGATAATTCTGCATTCTAAACTAGATGCCGTTTTTGTATTTGGAAAACAAATGGTAGCTTTGGCATCAAATGGAACAGTTAATATAGACGCTAAAGAAAAAATATTATTAGATTCTGATAAGGTTGAATTAGGTCACGACGCAGAACTTCGAGGAGAACCTGTAGTATTAGGAAATAAATTAGCAAGTATGTTATTAGAAATTACCTCTACTTTAAATTGGGTAGGCAACCAATTATCTGCAGTTTCAAAAACTGGTGATGCTCAATCTTGGATAATATTACAAGAGTGCGGATTGGATTTAAAAATGTTAGGAGAAAAAATAGTTGGTCAATTATTAGACACTCAAGGTCCAAATCATATACTATCTAAAAATACTTTTTCTAGATAATGCCAAATACTATAAAAAATATTGCTCAAACGCCTAAAGGTATAACAAAACAACAACAAGCAGCAAATCAAGCCGCTGTTAATGTGTTATTTGGACCGTTCGCATCAGATAAACAAAAAAAATTAATCGCTAGAAAACTAAGCGAACAACAAGCTGGTACTACTGCTGTAGGATTAAATAGATTTACGACTGCATTTATTAAACAAGTTAAGTTTATAGATAAAAAGACTGACGAAATAGTAAATGGAAAACCTACTGATCCAAATTCAAAACATATAAACCCTCTTAATTACGGATTAATTCCTCTTGTAGAGCTGATAGCATCCATCGATCTTTGTAATATATTAAATTATTTAATAGATCAAATACCAGGAGGTAAAAAATTTAATCCGAATGAAACTACTCAAAGATCTACTGCTTTAGGTAGAATAAAATACGATTTGCAATACGCAGCGTATAGAGTACAAGGTTATATAGATGGGTATTACAATTCATCAGACAATGTATTAAATCCAAAAAATCCAGAAAATGTATCAAAATTACAACAATTACTAATAAACATTGTAACTGATTTCAAAAAACTCTCTGATGCAGCAGATAGTGCGTTTAATAACCCAGACTTAAATAATGCGTTTCCACAGTTAGCGAATTCAACAAACTACATTACTATAGCAACTCAATTTTTTGATAAGTATACAGATGTTAGAAATATCCCTAGCACTGACTATCAAAAAATATTGAGATATATTGATAGAACAAAAACTGTTTGTATACTAATACAGGGTTTAGATAAACCAAGAGACTTATTAAATTTCGCAGATTATTTTTTAGGTGGTAAAGTAGCAAAAGAAATACAAAAACTATCTAAAATAATAGATCCAAAAAAAATAGAGAGCGTTATTAAAGATATACAATCTGGGGTTGATAAAGCAAATAGAGTTGTGAAAGCCATACTATCTTTTGTGAATATAACTCGAACTATAGTTAGTATAGCTAATGTTTTAATTAAAATTTTTAATATAGTTGTTGCTTTTTTAGAAGGTTTACCAATACCGTCAATGTTCGGAAATATAGGTATTCACGTAAAAATAACTAATGTATCTCAAAAATTAAAAACAATTATAAAACAATTTTCAGATAGGCTTAGTGAAATAAATAGAATACTTGGAGCAATATATTATTTTTGTTCAAAGAGATCTTTACAGTTTGGACAATTGCTAAATTCTTTACAAATTATAATAATAAATTTACAAAATTGTAACCTTCCAGAAACTCAAAAAGATCCTGAAAATAATATCATATCTAATCTAAATCAAGCAATAAATCAAACCGAAATAATTAAAGCTAATTTAGATACTTACGTTAGTACATACGATAATAATAGCAAAAAAAGAAAGAAAAGAATTGGAGAATATACTATTGAAATTTTAAATGAAGAAATAACAGATGAAGGAATAAGTATTAGAAGAAGATATGGCGTTGCTTTAGATACGAATAAAGTAGTTGTTGCAAAATCAACTCCAACTTTTGCTACAAACGATGCTGTAATAATAGAAGAAGTTAAATTGCTTTTACCAAAAAAAGTAGGATCAAATGTTAATATGAGTAATATAGTAAGCTTAATTCCTCAAGAAGATCTCGATATACTAGACGAAGCTAACAATTATTTAGAAACAGACGAACCAGAAGACTCTTCTTTTGATATTGAAGATCAACCAGATACAGAAGATACAGACTCAGAAGATGATGATCCACCAGACGGACTCGGTTTGCAAAGTTTTATAAATAAATTAAAAGGCGGTAAAAGATTACGTAGAAGAATGCGTAGAGAAATGGCGAAATCTAAGAGAAAACTTGCTGATGACATGCAAAGAGCTAATCCAAATGCTCCAAAATCAAAAAAAGCTGAATTAAATGCATTAAAAGCCGAATTAGATGTAATAATTGATAATATAAAAGCTAAGAAAAATCAATTGAAAGCATCAGTTATTGCGTTAGCCGCTTCATTTGGAACTAATGCAGTATTAATCGCAGCTATAGTTTTATTAAAAAAGAAAATTAAAGAATTGGAAAAAGAGAGATCTGATAAAATTACGCAAATAAAAAAATTAGATCCTACTTTTACACCACCAAATTCAATAGAAAAACCTAGACCAAAAACTCCATAAAATAAATTAATCTACATAAATATTTATAAAATATGGCAAAAATAGACTTATTAAGACAGATAATACGTGAAGAAGTCACAAAAGCTCTTAGACAGGAATTACCTAAAATATTGTCTGAAGGAGTGAAAAAAGAAACCGGCGTTAAAAATGTTATTCGTGAAATGAAAAAATCAGAATTTCCTATTACGCTCAATACTGTTGACACATATACAAAAACACCTAGTCAACAATATACTAATTCACCATTCATGAATTCTCTATTAGCAGAAACTGCGAAAACAATGATGAATGATGATTACGATAATTTTAATATGACCACAGAAAACGTAAACCCTGTGTCTTTCTTTCAGCCAAAAGAAGCAGCAGTCGGAGATATTGGAGGAATGTTGACATCAGCAAGACCGAGTTCAGAAATTTCTATGGTTCAAATAAATGAAGTCCCAGATTATTCACATCTAATGAAAAAAATGCTTGACAAAGGCGTAATGTAATATGGCATATTCATTAACAAAAATAGCAATAGTTGATACTAGACCTTCTACTGGAGTAGGAGTAAAAATTCCTTTTTCTAATAAAAGTGTTTTTACGACTGTATATTCCACAAAAGAGCAAACTAAGTATAACATAATTAATTATTTATTGACTGATCCTAAAGAGAGAGTGTTTAATCCTACTTTTGGAGCCGGAATTAGATCAAATCTATTTGAACATATTACATATAAAAGTCTTGAAGAGATTAAAGTGTCAATATCTAATAAATTAGAAAAAAATTTTCCAAACGTAAGAGTTGAAAATGCAAACGTGATGTCGGATCCAGACACTAATACAATTAATATATCTTTTTCGTACATGATTTTAAACACACGAGAAACAGATGAAGTTAATATTACAGTACAACAATAAAAGTAATAAAAAAAATGATTGAGAATAAAGACATAAAATACTTAAATAAAGACTTTTCTACGTTTAAATCTGATTTAATAGAATACGCTAAATCATATTTTCCGACATCTTATAATGATTTTAATAATGCTTCTCCTGGTACCATGTTCATAGAAATGGCTGCGTATGTTGGAGATATCTTATCATTTTATTTAGATAATCAAATACAAGAAAGTTTTTTACAATATGCTAAACAACCAAATAATTTATATACTTTAGCATACATGTTAGGTTATAGACCGAAAGTAACATCTGCCGCTATTGTAGATCTAGATGTCTATCAAACCGTACTAGCTAAACAAGTAGGATCAGAGTGGATTCCCGATTTCGATTATGCTTTAACAATCGCCCCAGGTTTACAAGTATCTTCAAATAATAACGCGGGAGTTTCTTTTTACGCGCCGGATAAAATAGATTTCACCATGTCTTCTTCATTAGATCCAACAGAAGTATCGGTATACTCTCTAACTTCAGGTAGACCAGATACTTTTCTATTGAAAAAAACAACTAAAGCTATATCTGGAGAAGTAAAAACTGCAACCTTCGATTTTGGAAATTCAGATAGATTTCCTTCCGTCACTTTGCAAGATTCAGATATTATTAATATTATAAGTGTAACAGATAGTGATGGAAATAAATGGTATGAAGTTCCATATTTAGCTCAAGATTACATATTAAATGCAGCAGAAAATACAGCGGCTAATTATCCTGATCTCTATCAATTTAATAATGAAGTTCCATATATGATAGAAAAGCTTTCTGTACCAAGAAGATTCACCTCTAGGTTTTTATCCAATGGTACGTTAATGCTAGAATTTGGATCAGGTATAGACTCAAGTAAATCTGATAATCAAATATTGCCTGTTCCAATGAGCGCTAGTTTAGGATTAACTAATGGACTTACTTGGTTAAATACGGCATTTGATCCTACTAATTTTGTCGTAACACAAACTTATGGTTTAGTTCCAAAAAATACAACTCTAACTGTTAATTATTTAGTGGGTGGAGGATCATCAGCGAATGTATTATCTAATCAATTAAATAGAGTATCAAAAATATCAGCAACTTCTCTAGGATCTCCTTCAAGAATCAATACAGTTATAGTAGATAATCCAAATCCAGCTTCTGGTGGCGGAGATGGGGAAACAAACGAAGAATTAAGATATAATATATTATCTCAGTATCCTAGCCAAATGAGAGCTGTTACACAACAAGATTATATGGCAACTGTTTTAGCAATTCCCGCTAAATTTGGAAAAATATCAAAAGTTTTTGTAACTAAAGATGATTCTACTTTTAAAAATTATGTCAATACAGATAATTTTGAAAAAGATCAAATGTTAATAAGTTTGTATGTACTAAGTTATAATTCACTTGGAAATCTAAGTACTCCATCAAATGCTCTATTAACTAACTTAAAAACATATC